CATGTCGCAAGTTCAGTTCTTCTACAAGGAAAGAACGTACTATACATTACCCTTGAGATGGCTGAGGAGAAGATTGCGGAGAGAGTGGATGCTAATTTATTGAACATACCTGTTCAACAATTGACAGATATTCCTCGTGTAATGTTTGAAAATAAAGTAACTAAACTGTCCGAGAAGACTCAGGGACAATTAATTATTAAAGAATATCCTACTGCATCTGCACATGCAGGACACTTTAGGGCTTTACTTCAAGAACTTGCTTTAAAGAAATCTTTCACACCTGATATAATATTCATTGATTATTTAAATATATGTGCATCATCACGTTACAGGGCTGGATCTAATGTCAATTCGTATTCCTACATTAAAGCGATTGCTGAGGAACTGCGAGGTTTGGCTGTCGAATCTGATGTCCCCATTGTCAGTGCCACTCAGACTACTCGTTCTGGTTTTGCTAGTAGTGATGTTGACCTTACAGATACCAGTGAGTCTTTCGGGCTTCCAGCTACCGCTGACCTTATGTTTGCTCTTATTAGTACTGAAGAGCTTGAGGGATTGAATCAACTTATGGTGAAACAATTGAAGAATAGATATAATGATCCTACATTAAATAAGAGATTTGTTATTGGTATTGATCGTGCAAAGATGAAACTATATGATTGTGATCAAAGTGCTCAAGAAGATATAGTTGACAGTGGCCAGGAAGAAGAGTATAATACTGATGACGAACCTAAAAAGAAAGACAAGTTCGCTGCATTGAAATTCTAATGACAATTGATTTTAAAAGATACGAAGAGTTTGTGGATGCTGTTACATCTGATTGCTCCAAAGACTTTGTTGCACTTGCGGATCGTCTAGTAGAACTTGACGGTGACGGTGCAAATATTGAAAGACTTCTTACTGCTGGTGTTGGTATTAATGCTGAAGGTGGTGAGTTTCTTGAGATTGTAAAGAAGATGGTTTTCCAAGGTAAACCTTGGAATGATGCAAACAAACATCACCTTATAATAGAACTTGGTGATCTGATGTGGTACATTGCTCAAGCGACTCAAGCACTTGGAGTCTCCTTTGAGGATGTTATTGCACAGAATGTTAAGAAGTTGGAGAAGAGATATCCATCTGGTAGTTTTGATATTTTCTATTCAGAAAATAGAGATGAGAATGACCTATGATGCCACCAATGATGTACGAAAAGAAATTAACATATGAAGAATTGACTGACGCATGTGATGAATTTTTTCCCATCTTTTCATTAATAAAATCTAGACTTCCAAAGAATTCTTCTGCTGAAGATGTACTTGTAGTCATGGAAGCTGTTAAGATTATTGCTTATAAGAATAGAGTAAGACCTATAAACACGGTCCCACAAAGACTTAAAGTTAAGAAGTAGATCTAAATACTTAAAAACTTTAGACCTATGGGTTATGAAATATCAGAAGCCTTGTATGCAGGCCTGTCATCAGTTCCTGATGCGACTTTAAATGCAGCAAAAACTGATGGTGAAGCTTTTGAGACTTTATATGAAACTGCTAAAGAAGGATTTGAAGGTGCAATAGATGGTGCAGGTGATGCCACTAAGAAGGGCATGGCTGCTAAGATTCAACAGTTTGAGAGAGAAGGAAAGACTCAACAGTTAAGAAATGATTTAGCAGCTTCTATATCTGCTGTATTAGGAACAAGATCAACTACTGGTAAAGGGATTCCTAGTGCTGTTTACTTGACTGGTAATAAGTGGGCTCAGAATATACAACAATTTAATATCCCAGCCTTTGGTATGAAGGATTATAATTCTTCTGATATTATATTACAGTATGGTGATGAGTATATTGGTGTATCATTAAAGAAGAAAGCAACTGCAGCTGCAGCTTCACCTCCTTTAATTAATAATTCTTTTGCAACTTTTATTGCTCAAAAGGATTTAAAGTCATTGCAGGACGAGATTAATGTAGTTCGCAAATCATTTTTTGCTCAAGTACTTAAAGATGCTTGTAGTGATCCTGATATTTTTGTGGATGGTAATAAAGATAAGTTGATGGAGTGTGATGAGATACTCCAATTGGATCCTGATAATGAAAAACATGCCCAGAGGATATGGGACATGAGGGTTTCTATTGTAGATACTAAGACTAAGAAACCAAAGAAAGCTAAGATACCATTGATTAATATGAAAGATATAAGTTATCTTTCTAGAGCTTTAAATAAACAATTTCCTATTGCTGCTCAAACAAAGTTTAGAACATATGTTAATAGTAGATTGAATAGTTCTGGTAATGAGATTAATGAGTTATACCAGAAGTTTTATAATGTGATGAATAATCCTACAGTTCTTGAGACTCTTGCAGATTCTCTTTTGAATAGGACTCTTAAGACTCAATTGGAATCTAAGTTGCAAGCGATAAAGGCAGCGACTTTTTCTTTCTATCTGGTAGAGGGTGCTGGAAGAGTTACTAAATCCAGAGGTACTGGTGCTGCAGAGTTTATACCTCATGTACAGTCTGCACATGTTGTTAGTCTGAAGAGTATTGTAGCTGCTATGTCAACATTGTCTAAGGGTCCTGCATCTATTAGACTTGATAAAAGTAAAACAATTGCTTCTGGTGCAATGGTACATTTTTACTTACAAAAGAGTGGTACAGACATTCTTCATATCACTTTGAGATATGGTGGAAACTTCCAAGCGATGCCTAGATTTCATGCCACAATGACTCAAGATTTTAAGAAACTTCTCCACTGAATAAATAACATTGTATTCGTAAGGAATCTGTGAAGTCTTTCGGACAATTTCTTAGTGAAGCTGTTAAGACAGCTGCCTCTGCTGAAGCTAAACTTAAAGGTTTAGTCGGTGATGGTCATGGTGGATGGTACGATAAAAAAGGTAAGTTCCAAGCGAAGACTGTTAAAGGTAAATTAAAGTACGTTGGAGCCGGAGGATCTGCGGATGATGAAGCACCCAAACAGGGTGGCCCTGCTAAAATTGATAAACCCAAGAAACCTGCGGCTGCTGCTCCAGCACCCGCTCCAACGAAGTCAGCGCCTCAACAACAACAAGGAGTCGAAGCGAGTGGCGAAGTTTTTGGTACGTCGGATATCCAACAACAGACTGCCGAATTAATGGGAGAACCCACCTCTGAAGGGGTGGTAGTTGTATTTGGAAGATTTAATCCACCAACAGTAGGACATCAAAAATTAATTGATGCTGCAGGTACTGAGGCTAGTAGATCTGGATTTGATCTAAGAATATATCCAAGTCGTAGTGTAGATCCTAAGAAGAATCCATTACAGCCTGGTGCGAAGATAGAATATATGAAGAAGATGTTCCCTGATTATGAGGAGGACATTAGAGATGATGCAAATGCAAAAACAATATTTGATGTTCTAGTTGCTTGTGGTAATTTAGGATATAAAGCAGTAACTATAGTAGTTGGTCAGGATAGACTTGCTGAGTTCCAAAGTCTTGCACAGAAATATAATGGTGATATCTATGAGTTTGAAGAGATAAATGTCGTGTCTGCTGGAGATAGGGATGCAGATGCAGAGGGAATAGAAGGTATGTCTGCCTCTAAGTTGAGAGCGGATGCAGGTAATGATGACTTCAAATCATTTGCTAAAGGTATTCCTAACATAGGAAATATGGAGAAGAAGAGTTTGTTTAATCTTCTTCAGAAATCTATGGGTGTTAAGAAGAAAGAAGTAAAGAAGGTTGCCAAAGAAGATCTATGGCAGATTGCACCTAAGTTAGATCCATTTGGATTAAGAGTTGCCTATCTGAACGAAGATATATTTAAGATAGGATCTTTAGTCGAGAATGTTAATACAGGACTAACAGGTAGGATTACAAGGAGAGGAGCTAATCATGTAATAGTACAGACTCCTGAGTCAATGATGTTTAAATCATGGTTGAAGGATCTTTGTGAGGCCTATGATGTTGCAACAGATGACTATAGAGATTACGTACAAAAAATGACTCCTGGCCAACCAGTAAAGAAGTTTAATGGTGAACCAAGAATCAATCAAATAACTAAAGGATCGTTTTGGGATGGTAAACCTAAGAGGAAACCAGAGGATCCTGCCAGTGGTCCAGGCATAAAATACAATAAATAAGGTTAGATTCTAGTTGTTTTTGGTTTTTAACTATGGCTGAGGATAAAGGTTTGGTTGATGCTTATTCTTCTATCTACAATGATGGGAAGAAAGAGGATCAACAGTTGGATGAGATTGCACCTCTTGTAGCTGCAGTTCCAGCCATTGCAAAGGCCGCAACGGTTGCTGCTAAGGTTGCACCAGCTGCTGCCAAGATTGGAAAGGTTGCTAGTACCGTAGGAACGGTTGCTGACGCTGCTAGTTCGGTTGCTAATTTGACAAAGAAGAAGCAACAAAACGAATCCTTGTTTGATACTCCAAAGGCCTTTAAAAAAGGTGCTATGGATACTGCTGATACTTCTCTTGATAACAATGAGTTTCCTCACTTTAGTGACGGAACAACAGTTGATCCAAGTACAGTAGAACTTCATGATCTTGAGGGTAATCTAACACATGAGATTACAAACGTTGTTGCAAATGATCCTCATCATGAATTCTCATGGAAGGGTAAGATTGCAGTTCCTGAAGAAGTTGATACTGCTTTAATGGATAGACTTTGGGATCAGGTTGCAGCTAACTTGACCACATTACATGAGATGACTGGTACTCAGTTTAAGGTTGTTCCTCTTGAAGAGAAGAAAGAAGAGGATAAAGAAGAGGATAAGGATGATGAGAAGAAGGATAAGAAGAAGGATAAGACCAAGAACAAAGATGAGAAGTGGCAAGATAGTGACGGTGATGGTAAGTGGTATGAGAAAGGAGAAGATGTTAAGGCAGAAGGATTTAATGTAAAGAGTCCTGTTACATTCTCAAAGAAAGAAGAGGAAGCACCTAAAGCAATCTCTGAAGAAACTTTTGAGAAGTATGCAGGATCAATCTCCAAAGCACATAAGGCAATTAAAAAATGATTTCCTTTTCGTTCTTCCATGAAGCAGCTAAGAATACTCCAGCTGCTCAAGCACTGAGAAGAAAAGCTGAATCCCAGAAAGATCTTCGTAGAAAAAAAATTGCGAAGACTGCTGTTGCTGGTAATCAGGCTTTACAAGGTGTGACAGCAAAGGACGAATCAAAACCAAAATCAAAGATTGCACAAGCACAAGCATCGAAGTCTGTAAAATCCTTTAGTCAAGCACAAAGGGATGCGAGGAGACAAGATTTGCAAGGTAGAGCCGATCAGATTAAGGGTGGTAGATCAACACGTAGAAAAGCATTAGGAACTGCAGGTAAACTTGCTAAAGGAATTGGTACTGCTGGAGTTAGGAAAGTTGGTAGTACAGGACAGGGTTTTGGTAAAGCAGATGCTAGACAAGGTGGGTCTGGTTCTGGTATGAGAGGTACTATGAACGCTCTTGGTGCAACAGCTAAGAGTATTAGAAGTACTCTAGGAAGAGAGCCTGGTCAAACTAGAAGTGCAGTAGGGAAATGGATTGGTAATAAAGTTACTAATTCTAGAATTGGGAAAGAAGTTGGTACTGCTGTAAAGAAGGGTGTATCACAGAGACTTGGTAAGCCAGGACTTGCTACTGGTGTTAACAGTCCCAAAAGGGATGTTCAGGGGTTAGATGCAAAACAGAGGCTTCAACGTATGCAAAAATTTAAACGTGATAAGAAGGCCCCAGTTCGTAAATGGGGTGGTGCGGTGACAGAAGAGTTCTCCTGTTGGCGTGAAGAATTCATCTGGGAAACTGATAAAAAGTATCCAGATAAAGTGAAAGAGATTAAACCTATGACTGGGAAGAATACAATTATAATTAACCCCAATGATGAAGCTGATAAATACTCAGGTAGGTAATTAAGAAGTCATGTTAACGAACGTAAAAGCTGCTCAAGCCGCATGTGGCACTGATGCTGCAGGTGCTTCTACTTTTGGCAGTGCAACTGTAGTACGTCTTGTCAATAATGGCGGTACTGCAAGATTAGTAACCATTATTGATGAAGTTGGAGGATCTACAACAATTGGAACCTTTACAATGCCAGGTAACACTGTTGAAATGGTAGAGAAAAAATCAACTGAAGCAATATTTGCAGCAGACGCTACTGTCTTGGGAACAAAAGTTGGATATGCACAGTAAATATGGAAGTTATTATTACACCAGATGATGACTGGTTTGAAAATCCATTAGATAAAATGCCTGTTGCTACTGATAAAGGTGGGGTTGATTGGGAAGATACTGCACCTTCAGAGTATGAACCTCCAACCGATAACAGGTGGGCTCCTCCTGAAAGGAAAGCAGAATTAGATGCTGAACTTGCTCCAAGGCCAGAAGAAGAAATTGCTGATTGGTTTGATGAGAGTGATCATATAGAACACGAGAAAACTATGCACGAAAAGATGTATGAGATTGCCACTTCAAGATATAATCCTTTCTCTGTAGGTGGTTCAGAGAACTGTGATTCAGATGTATCTTGTAATAAGTTAGGAGGTTCTGAAGAAGTTAGGCCTTCAACACCAAATTAGGTAAAAATTACTACGGTACGGTATAAATATTAGTATAATTTACGCGAGCCCACGGCTTTAAATCGTGTCTCACTATACTGTAGGTTATCACGATAACCAATTACATCATCATGAAATATGTGAGTATGCCAACGACGCATACGAAGCAAGAATAGAAGCATTAGAGGATGTTCCTGAGTTAGAGGGGCATCCTCATTTTATTGACTATATCCTCAAGGAGGAGTAGAATGGCCACCATAACCAAATATAAGCATGAAATTATGTGGTGGATGAGTCGGATAACAGTGATGATGGTATCACTTGCATTATCTTTTACACTTGCTGCTAAAGCATATGCTGCAGAAATTACAATGGGTTCCGGCGGGAATCTGGTTTTTAATCCTAGCGAACTTACTATTTCTGCTGGTGATACAGTCACCGTCATTAACGGAGATCTACCCCCACATAATTTTGTGGTAGCAGATCATCCAGAACTTTCTCACTCAGACCTTGCGTTTGTAGGTGGAGAAACTTTCGATGTTACCTTTCCAGAAGCAGGAGACTATGAGTTTCAATGCGAACCTCATGCTGGTGCTGGTATGAAAGGTACAATACATGTCCAATAGAGACCAGTATCATGCAGTTTGTAACGAATGTGGTGGAAAGGGTTGTGATATATGTCACAGCGGTTGGGAATGTACAATCGATACCATAGGTAGTTGCAATAAGTGTTCTATGGGATGGAAACTAGGGAAGAAATCCAATGAACGAAGTAGTACAGAGTGTTAACATTATGATAGGCATCCTTATGGGTGGTGTATCATGGGCAATCTACTATATAATGAGAATGGCTTATCTTGAAATGAACGATGGAGAACCCAGAAGTGCAGATAGCAGTCCTTCAGGCGAAGGTTGAATCCTTAATTGAAAAACAAAAAGAACTTACTCAACGTGTACGTGCGAATGAAAGAGTAGTGGCTATTGTCAGTGCCATTGGTATTGGTGCTGGTGGTATTGTAGGCACTACTGTTTTAAATGTACCTCCTGCTGATGCTAAGCCAACTGCTGGTGCC